TAATGTTCCGGCTTGCACATCCGCAATTTGTGCGGCGGTCATAAAATCAAAAACACTGATAGTTTGACGTAATTTAGTCTGAACTGTAGTGGCTACAGCGTTGCTTTTATTAAGTATGTAACCAATTAAAGATGAGCCTGTTGATGCCGCAAATGCGGCGTAAATGCCACTTGCGTTGCCCGTTACGTTGTCATACGTTCCTATTGTTGTCGCGGTTGCTGTTTTTAAAACAAACTTGTATGCAACTGCGTCAGTTAACCAAATTTCACCGCCAGAAGCAACGCGGCCTGCTGAGTCCAGCACAATAGGATTGGTATGAGCAATGCTACCGGCGCTTGTTGTGTAGGCAGCTTGCGGCGTTGTAGTACCGGCTGCGTATGTGTAAACAAGACCGCCGGAAAGAATAACGCCGTTATTGTCAAAAAATTGTGCGCCAGCACCGGCCAGCATTGAAAGATTGACAGCCATACCTTAAATGCCTTCACCTGGCGTTACCAACAGCGCGTTTGCGGTATCAGTTTTAAGCCAAACGTTAGGCGGGAAGGATAGAACTTCAATGGAGCCAGCAAGAAAGCCAACAATGTTTGTAACAGGGCTTCCAGCAGTCGGCGCAGCTACCGTCCCAACGGATACCGATGCACCCGTAGGGTCTGCGGGTTTAAAGCCTAGATAAACAGTGGCGCTTGTGACGTTAACAATGCGGTAAGAAACGGCGTAGACGTTGTCTTGTGTTTTGATTTGGAGATCAGATGTTGTTACAAGAAAAGTTTGGCCTTTGGGTGTAAATGCGTTGACGGTTGACATTGATGCTCCTTAGAGATTTTGCAAATTATATGCTTTAAAACAAAAAAAGCCACCCCTTGCGGGAGTGGCCTTTCTCAGATTTCATGCGGTTTTAAGGCAGGAAAGTCAGGTCGTAACCGTAGATGAAAATATCAGCGGTTGCTGCTGCACCTTGAGCAGTTGTATTGCGAATGTACAGGTTTGTGCCTGTAATTGCAGCAAAAGTCGTTGCTCCGGTGTTTACCACAACTGATGCCGATGTAGCGCCAGATGCGGCAGTAGCCGACAAGATAGCCGTACCGCCAGCAGCAGGTGCGGTGTAAACCGCAAATGCCGCCGTGGTCAAGCTGGTGCTTGCATTGGTCAACAGGATAGTAGCTGCACTAACGCGACCCGCGACCAAAATCGGGACTACGGTATCACCTACGCTGTTGAGATTGACCGATTGTGCCGATGCAATCAAGCGTAGAGCCTGATTGCTGGACAAGTTAATCGGATGGTTGCTTACAGTGGTTGCTGCGCCTGGATTAGCCATGATAGTTTCCTTTCTTTAGGGGTTGATTAAGAAGCTACTCGGCAAGCCAATTCTGCGTACAACGGTGCCCAGCCATACAGCACGTCAACGCGAGTCGGAATTGAATCGTTGTTGATGGTGTATTGGCGAACGATACGCATTGACAAACCGAGGTCTTTATCGGACGCACGGCCAGCAAAGACCACTCCGTCAGGCAAATCAAGATCAGCACAGGCGAGTACAAAGGCATTTTTGTGCATGACAATGTTCTGTGGAGATACTGCACCAGTTTGATTGAACGGAGTCACAGCAGAAGCACCAGCGCCAGTGATAGACACGTTTTGGAACTGACCACCGGAGATAACAGCAGGGCTAACAGTAACGGCAGTCCCGCTAATAGCGGTAACGACGAAATTGCGTAGCTTGTTGCTACCGTAGGCTTGACGGTTCTGAGGGTTAACAGCATACACACCAGCGATAGTGAAAGTATCACCAACCAAAGGAGTGAACGTGCCGCTTTTCGTCAGGGTGAGTGACGATGTTTGTGCCCAACCAGAGGCCAGAATGCCGGTATCAGTGCTGGTGTTGATAGTAGCGGTGCCGGTGTAAGAGCCGAAAGTTTGAGCAGAAATATTCTGATCCATCTTCCAGTTCATTCCAGCGGAGTCGCGGCCCATCATGCCCTTGGCGTATTGCGAACCAATAGTGTTATTGGGTACAAACAAGCCCTTCAAACTGTCCACAATCGTTGCGCCCGTGAAAGGCTCAATAATGCACGAACGGCGACCATCGCGAGGCGCACCCTCTGCGTCCAAGTAGGCTTGTGCAGTCAGGTATGTCAACAGCGACGTAGGAGGCGAACCAGCAGTACCGACGATATTGGCGGTGTTTAGCTTTGCCATAGTCGTACCGTCAAAGTCAATCCTGTTGGCTACGGCGGCGACAGCAGGCTTCAAGACGCGATCAGAGAAAGCGTCAAGGCTAAGTGCCAAGTCTTGAGTCGTGAATTGCGTGTCAACGTGGAACTGTGTAGTCAACGTCACTGGGCTACTCGTCTCGTTAAAATCTTCAACGTTCAACGCAGGGCCGCTAGTGCCGATAAAACGGCCAGGACGACGAACATTAAGCGTAGCGCCGATTTTGGCACCAGTAACCGCGAATTGATCGTCGTAGTTACGCATGACTTCAGAGGAGAAAGTCAACTCATTTTCCAAGACCATCAACGCTTCGTTTGTGATCATGGAGATGGTAAGCAGGTTATTGCTCATTTCATTTCCTTAAAAAAAATTGTGTTGTCAGCGTATTCTCCCCGTTAGTCGTGCAGCTTTCCAAGCCTGATAGTTACCGTGGAACTGCCGATTTGAATCGAGTTCAGTAACTGGCCCGTTTGCTGACGCCTTAATCGGGTTGATCGGCGCTGGCGCTTTACTTCTTCCAACAGTAGGTTTTGTCTGAGGCTCTGTCTTTTCAAACTGACCCTCCAGCTTCCCAATTGTTGCCAAGGCTCTTGTCAAAGTCATGCCTGCCAGTTTTTCAGCGATCTCAGGATTCTCGGCCAAGTGATACAAGATGCGTGGGCCAACTTCAGATTCAAAGATTGCGTCCCTTACTTCGTTGCTTACCGCAACATCCGCAGAGCCAACCATGTCCTCAAAGTCAGGCATTTCGCTTTTCGCAGATTCAACCCGTTTCGCCCAAGTGTTAATTACCTTGTCGCGTTCGGCTTGTACCTTTGCTTGCACTTCCTTCTGCTTTTCCTCATTCATCCGCTGGTCTACACGATAGTCTGTCAATGCTTTCGCATATTCGTACATATCGGAAAACTGATTTGGCTGCGGCTCCTCGTCGGATTTAGGTTCAGCTTTAGGCTTTGCCCGTTCCTCGTAGTCCCGCAACTTTGATTCCAGTTGTTGCCTTGCTTCGCGCTCGGTTTGGGCTTCTGCCCTTGCCGCCTCTCGTTGCTTGGTAATCTCTGAAAACCTTTTCTCCAATTTTGGATTCTGTTTTCTATCCTCTACCGCTGTTGCTTCATTCTCGCTCTCAGATGGTTCACTCTGTTGCGGCTCTGCTTTTGCAGCCTCGCTTGGTGCAGCTAAACCTAATTTTTTGGCAGCGAATTCAGCCATATTCTCGTTGGTAAGCACCGTTTGGGCTTGCCGTGGTTGCACTTGTGGTGCTTCTTCTGACATAGGTTTTATCCTAAGAATTTGCCCCGTCTACCTGGCGGGTAAGGTTGTGCGGTTTATACCACAAATCTATTATTGTGTCATTTGTTGAATTAATGGGTTAGACCCTTGGCTAATATCTTGGGCGGCAAACTGTGCATATTGTTGTTGCTCCGCATTCCTGCGGTCAATTTCCATTGTCAAACGGCTTGTGTCCATCCGATGCAACAGTAAATCAACAATAGCCTCAATCTCTGTCTTGTTCTGGCTGGTAATGGCTCGAGTATTTTGGTCGTTGACCTTAACTTCTGCCATCGTCTCGGTGTTATGTGCTTTGGCAGTCTGGCGCATGAGTTCGCGTTTAGTTTCTGCTTCTTGTTTAACGCCTTCAATGTCTGCGCGTTGTTTCATTGCCAGTTGCATTGCCGCCATTTGATTCTGCATATCTTGAACGGTTTTCTTAGCCTGCGCCAATTGCATTTGAACTTGCGGCGGTACATCCGATTTCTCGTCAATCTGCGACAGCGGGTTCATTGCGGCCAGCCGGTCAGCAATAACGTCAGCGCCAGGGAAGTCCATGTTCCTAAACACAAGGTCGCCGGCCACGTTAAAAAGTTCAGGCTTTGCCATCATGGGCATCATTGCGTCCACGGCTTGTTGGCGTTTGGTCATAAAGCCAGGGCCGGTATCCATTACAACGTCGTACTCGCCCACCGTAACGTCGTTTAGCACGGCCTCAATGCCATCGTCACCAACTTTGCGCTCGTTGATAGTTTCCATGCTCGGCTGTCCGTCAGCACCGATAATCCGCATTACCCTTTGGGTGTCGTAAATCTTAGGCATTAAATCTAGGATGATTTTGCCCGTATGCCGAATGCTGCGGGTCATGTTGTCGTAAAAGTGGAAGTTGGACAGGTCAACTTGATTTTGTTGTCCAGCTAACGCCTTGCCGCTGATATTGCCGCTTGGAAGCTGATTTGGATCGATTACCCCTAGCACCATCTGCAAGTCGGAAGAAATGGCGTTTGCGGCCTCCATAATGCCAACTGGCGGGGCTTCTGGCTGTAGTCGGGTTGGTACTGGCGCAGGAACGCCCTCAATGTCTTTTTGCTTGTAGCGCAGGACGGGGCTAGACTTAATGTTAGCCAATGCCCATTCGCTTTCGTGCCCTTCGTCTTGGCCTTCAGCAAGCAGCCACTTGGCCTTGGGAGCCAATGCAATGCTTTCGGTCATGCTGGTGCGCCAGAAGTTGTACATCCGCTGCGGGTCTTTAGCAAATCTTACCAGGCCATACTTCTTGCGTTTGTCGTCCACGATAACCTGTGCGCCGTAGCACGGAACCACGGGAATATATTTACCGGCCCACGTTTTCTCCTCAAGGATTTCCATCGCGGTCATCTTGACCCACTTTACGGCCTTGCGGAAGGATTCGCGCTCGTCAATGACCTGCAAGCCTGCTGCGTCTACACGCTCAAAGAATGAGTCCGAGTCTGCGAAATGGCGGGAACCGTCGCTCAGAAGGTACAGACGAGCCTTTTCACGCTCAATATAGAAAAACTCGGCAATGCGTATATCTTCTTTTGTAATCCAGCTTGCGGTGTCGTCACCAGTGGAGCGTTGCTGGAAGTTTGCCCCGTCGTTTGCGTCTGGGTAATGCTCGCGGAATACCTTTTTATCCATTACCGTGGTAATCAGGCAGCGTTCAGCGTCCGAGCCATCGGGCAATATAGAGTTAGGGTCAAAGTACACGGTAAACGGGTTGTCAATCGTGTCAATGTAGATTTCTTGGTCAAAGCTATCCTCGCTGGTGTAGCGGGTATTAATCCTCCAGTAGCCCCAACCCATTCGCACGGCGTAATCAAAGGCAGTGTCGTAGGCTGTGTCAGCGTTAGAGTTAACTTCAATGTGGCGACAAATGCCTTCAATGGTCTGGGCGACCTTGTAATCTGCAAGATTGTTAACGGCGTGAACCTTAATCCGTGGCCGTTGCTGGCGCTGCTGGTTTGTTACTTGACGGATGTAAGCATCAATCTTGTTAATGGTCAGGCAGGGACGGGCTTCTACGTTGCGGCTATTTTGAATTTCCACGGGCCATTGGTCGCCAGCGGCAAACTTAACGTCCTGCAATGCTTCTGCACGGTTTGTTGATTCCGCATCGTTGACCAGCCGCCAGAATTTAATGGCTTCGTTGATTCGCCCGTCTGCGCTGGAAGTTTGTGCTTGATAGTCAGCCATAGTTACCCCTTTTTTTGATTATCCCACTAACCCATCCAGCCGCCAACATTTTCAATCATTGCTTGCTTTTTACGTTTCACCGGCTCTTTTATCATTAGCGCAATATACCTAAATGCGTCCGCACCGTGGGAATAGTGGTCGTGCAATGGGCTGCGGCTAAATTGCCCTGTGTCTGGGTCAACCTCGTAACGGTAGTGCCGTAGGCAGGTAATCCCGTCCGCAGCGTGTTCACGGTCAAACCAGCATGAGGGAAATATTGTCCTAGCGGCGTTAATAGAGTCCACAACAGGCACCTTGGGCAAGATATGGGTTTTGTAGCCTGCTGCCCTAACAATGTCGTCAATGCTGCGGCCAGCAGCGGCTAGGGTTTTGTTCTCGGCATCATGCGGTAGCCAGATAATGTCGTAAACGTAACCGTAGGTTTGCATGGTTGCCATGTAATAGCTGATTGTCTTTTGGCTATCCTCAATGTAGCGTATCAGGCGCGTTTCCATGCCTATGAACTGCAAGAACCAAATAGCGGTACTGTCAGACCAGCCAAGGTCAAACACGGCGTGGACGGGCTTTGTGGCGTCGTAGGCCACTCGAGTAATGCGCCCATCCTTCTCGGCCTGCTGCATTTCCTTGGCAAAGATCGCCCCGTCTACTGTCTGGCGGCACAAACCTTCCCATACCTGGTTGTAGGCTTCCTCGTCCCGTTCCTTTAGCGCGTCCTTCTCCAACCGTAAAGTTTCAGGGAACCACGGGTTGTCGCTCCAGTTAACTTTGATTTGGATACAGTCATCAGGCGGCTTGACCACGAATCGTTGGTAAGTCTCGTCCGTCTCCAACTCAGGGTTGAAGCTAACCCATATCTCGCTGCCCTCTTTGCGAATGGTAGGGATTAAGACGTTCCAGGACAACCGGCTAACCGTCTGCGCTTCTTCTACCCATGCAATGTCCACGCCTTCATAAGATTTGATGTTGGCAATGTTGTTCTTTAGGCCAGCAAAGGCAAACTCTGTCCCGTTCTTGCCTCGGATGCTTGCCTGGGTAATCTCATAGAACCCAAACAGGCCAAGTGCCTCAATTTGGTCGCACAGTAGCTTGTGCACCGAGTCACGCATGGATGTCATGAACTCTCGCGCACACAGGACACGCAACGGGCTTTTAGCGCCAAGGATTAGTAGCGCCCTGGCTATGCCCCAACTCTTAGCGCCACCCCGTCCACCGTATGCTACCTTGTAGCGTGACTTTTTAAACAACCCTTCCAGCTTTGCGGGAAACTCTGCATTGGCTATCGCGGCCTGGACATCACTCATTGGGCTTTACAAATGTGACTTGGATGCCCTGCAATGGTTCACCATCAGCGCCGGTTACTTCATTTTTGACGGTTTCTGACCACCGCATTTGCGCTTTTGTCCACCATATTAGGCTAGTTGTGTCGCCAGCCAGTGCCTTTGAAAACAGCGTTTTGGCTATTTGCCCGTTTGCTTTTGCTTTGCCCGTGTCTAGTTCGTGCCGGTAGTGCTTGCGTAGCGTCTTATCGTCTATCCCCACCAAAATGCCTATTTGCTCATGAGGCAAGCCCAAACCGCTAGTGCTTTCAACTAAGCGGCGTGATTCATCTGTGGGCAAATGTTCGTGATTCATTTTATTAAGGGGAATTTGACTAAATTTTAAGCAACTTCTTCAGTTTCTGTCAAAAGAACGGCTGTTTTGCCGGTGAAGTCTTCCCAACGTTTTACGATTACATCGCAATATTTGGGGTCTAATTCCATCAAATAAGCGTGTCGCCCGTGTTTTTCGGCAGCAAGCAAAGTTGTTCCGCTTCCACCAAACAAGTCCAACACCATGTCGCCGCCTTTGGTGTTGTTCAACATTTGGTACTCAAACAAAGCCACAGGCTTCATGGTTGGATGCTCACCATTACGGTGCGGTTTGTCAAATTCTAAAATTGTAGTTTGTTTGCGATCTGTTGCCCAAAGATGGCCAGCACCGTCTTTCCATCCATAAAGGCACGGCTCATGTTTCCAATGATAATCCTGGCGACCCATAACAAGGCTGGATTTTTTCCAAATTAGACATTGGCGAACCGTCCAACCCGCATCATTACATGCCCCACGAAAGTTATATCCTTCGCTGTCAGCGTGCCAAATATAAAAAACTGCCCCTTTTTTCATCACTGTGTCGGCAGTAACAAAGGCATCCCGCAAAAACTGACGAAAATCGTCGTTGCCCATGCTGTCATTTTGAATGGTCAACTTATCTTTAGTTCCACCTTCATAAGCCACGTTATACGGCGGGTCGGTCAGTAGCATATCAACCCCCCCCCCCCACCTGTAAGTTCTACGACAGCTTCCACATTTGTGGAATCCCCGCACATTAGCCGGTGGTTGCCTAATTGGTAAATATCGCCCAGCTTAGTCTTTGGTTCCTCTGGCACATCAGGAACGGCATCCTCGTCCGTTAGCCCTTCAATCACTTCAGGCTCTAGCAGCGCGTTTAACTCTTTTGGGTCAAAACCTAGCATTTCCAATGCAAACCCGTCTGCCAACAAGTCGTTTAACTCAATGGTCAGCATCTCATTATCCCAGCCAGCGTTAAGCGCCAGCCGGTTGTCGGCAATGATATAAGCCTTCTTTTGCGTCTCAGTCAGGTCTGCTAGTTCTATGGTTGGCACTTCCTTAAACCCTAGCTTACGGGCGGCTAATAGCCTGCCGTGGCCTGCAATGATGCCGTTTGCCCCATCTACCAGGATTGGGTTAGTCCAGCCAAATTCCTTAATGCTTGCCGCGATCTGAGCCACTTGTTCATCTGAGTGGGTGCGGCTGTTGTTTACATAGGGAATTAGCTCTGTGACTTTCTTTTGGGTTATTTTCATTTCTTTGCAGTCTTAGCCGATTGCTTGAATGCTGCGGCAGTTGGTGCGCCTTTAGCGCCAGGGGTACGCATACGTTCTACCTTCTTGCCTTCGGCTTTCTGGCGTTCTATGCGTTCCTGTTTGGCGTGGATGTTGGCATAAAGCCCAGGTTTAGTAGCCATTAGCAGTTCCAGTTCTTTAGTGATGCTTTTGCTCGTTCCGCTGGCCCTTTAGCGTTCTTTACTACGCCTTCCATCCTGGCACAGAAACTTGCCTTGCGTCCTGCGTCTGCCTTTGTCTTTGGATTCGGGGCTGGCGGCTTTAGGTTCGCATTGTTCTTGGCGTTGTACTCTGCACGGCCTTTAGCGGTCATTCCTGCGCCTTTTTCCGTGGGGTTGTAGGTTTTACCCTTTCCCGTGGTCTTGTGCGGAATTGGCTTGTCGTGCTTCATTTTGACTCCAATTCGTCTGTGTACCACCAATAATAGCAATTCTGACAAACATACATATCGTCTGAAGCAGCAAACTTTAATTTAAATTCTTTGCATTTAGGACAACAGTATTTGTACATTAGCAGTTCCAGTTCTTTTTGGCGTTTTGCACGTCAGTCCATAGAGCGCATGAGACATTGTCAACGGTTACCATTTCCAAGGCATTAAAGGGTAATATGATTTCCTCGTTGTAATGCACCCATAAATGAGTGTGATTACCCGTCAACGGAATTGCGTAGCCTTTATCATAAAGGTCTTTGACCAAACAATATTTGCTCAGCAATTCTTTGTTCATTTCTTCGCTTTGGCTTTTTTCTCAGCTTCGCGTTTTACGGCATACGCAATTGCCACGGCTTGCTTTTGGGGCTTACCGGCTTCCATCTCCTTGGCAATGTTTTTACTCATCGCCTTGGGCATCATGGATTTAATTAGCGGCATTACGATGCGCCGTGGATAATGCAGAAGTTAATGATTACCGCCTCACTGTAAGAAGTAGCAGCAGTCAGGTTACGCAAGGTAATCAAGGCAGAGCCAGCGGCCAGATACGAAACATAAGTGGTGTAAGCACCGGCAGCACTACCAGTAGTATTGCTTGAAACACACACAATGATTGTGTCATTGGCCGAAATCAAGCTGTTTGTCAAGATGAACGACACGGCGGTTGCTCCAGCCAATGCTGCGTTGTTCATTGTGATACGGCCAGCAGACTTGTTCAGAGTTACGCCGGTAGACTTGTCGGTCGCTTGAGTCACTGTGCCTTGACCGGCAGCGGAATAGCCGATTTCTTGGGATGCGTAGCAGGTAGTGAATTCTGGGTCGCTGTATGCAACGCCAATAGCAACGGAATTAGACATGGTAGTTCCTTCAGGTTAGGCCAAATGTGGCTGTACGTTAATTTTACTCACACTTCCACTACGGCGCAAATGTCCGCTTCTTGGATGATCTGGTAGTCCTGGCCGTCAACCTTGTGCGTGGGCCAGTTCAGGTAATCACCGTTGCCGTACTTCACAAAGTCACCTACTTGCGCTTCCCTTACCTTTGGGCCAATGGCAACTATTGTGCCTTCGTTGAACGGCTCTTTGTTGTTGACGTAAATAATATCTGACAGATTCCGCACCGTTGGTCGGACAAGAACACGGTCATTCAGCGGCTTGAACATCGGATTTCTTTGTGTATTTGCGCTTTAGGCGGGGCATTACTACGCTTCGTGTTTCATCGGTCAAGATGTTGTATTCCCGCATGATTCTTGGCTGAACTTTGGGTTGACTTGGCTTGTGTTGCCCACACCAGTCCGTTTCTTGCTTGTTTTGTGTTTCAGGGTAAAGCCTGCACACACCCATGATTTGCCGGTCTACGAAATATTCGCAATTCCCGCATTTAAAATCTTCAGTAGCCATTCAAAACCTCCATTTTTGCTTGGTTAGTAAGCCCTGCCGCCTGCAAGCGGTTTGGGTTTACGCTTATTGAGAACACTTACGGTTATGGACGTATGCCACACCGCTAGTTTTCCCGCTATCAAATTTTCCGGTTGGGCCGCAATTATTGCTTTGGGCCACGGGGATGTTTTTATTTGCAGTTCCACGTTCTTGCGCCATGTTTACGCTGGCGGGAAGTTTGCAGGTAGTTCCGTATTTTTCGTCTTGCATGGGAATGTCCTTAGTTGAGGAATCGTAGTTTGTACAGGGTTGAATTGATTAAATCTGCAATTTCGTCAATCAGATTCTGCAATTCGCTATCTTGTGGGAGTTCCTTACGGGCTTCCTCCACAAAATCTTTTAAGCCTCCCAAATACTTTAGAGGGTCTTTTTCAGTGTGAAATTCCTCGGGGAACTTTTTTAGCTGCTCGTACCGTCCCATGTACGCTTCTGCAAGCTGGTCGGTCAAGTCAATGATTTGGGCGTAATAATCGCCTAGTGCCTGGTGTTTGGAAAAAGAATCGGTAGACCAGTGCATGAAATGCGTGATCGTGCTGCTATGCAGCAAGGCGGCTACAAATTCGGCAACTTCTTCGTTCATAGCGAGACTATATCATTTTTGTTTGCCAACAACAAGATTGTTTTTTCATGGGCTTTTTGCCACATTTCTGTGCGTTCTTGCTTGCTCATCCTGCCTTGGTCTAGGTTGGCGTGGCAAATAAAACAGAGTGCGGCCACAAACTCATCGCTGGCTTTAATTCCCCGTCCTTTGCCGTGGATTCCCTCGTTTGAGTGTGCGGCTACCACCGTCCCATCTTCTGCCCCGCAATGCTGGCAGGGTAGGCTACGGCAGGCTTCTAAACGCTTTTTATCGCGTAGGTACTTGGTCTTGGGAAACATCATGACGCTAAAAACCTTACTCCACGCTCTGCTCCGAACGCTTCCATAAGAGTCTGAAGGTCGCACATTTCCGCTTTGGTCATCTTGCTGGTGGACAGGCCAAGCACTACAAAACCACCGTCAATGCCAGGCACCACATCTTGTTGTTTTAGGGATGCGCTGAAAACGTGCTTCCATTCCTCCGGTGTCAGTTTGCGCCCGTACCAGTCAATTTGGCTGCTGATTTCTGTCAGCATAGCCCAAAGACGCGAGTTTTGCTCAAGGCTGCGCGTAGCTGGTTTGATTTCTAGTACCATCTTTTGACCGGCCATCAATGCGCTTTTTAGCCGCGGCCAGATTGTTTTGGTCATTGCTGTATGGGCCTGGACGGGTTCCCAACACTGTACTGCAAGTTTCATTTCATAACTCCAATCATTCTCAAAGCTGCTTCAGGGCCATCAATCCGCACCAAGGTACTACCAGACCAATTCTCAAAGAAGTCGGCTTGTAGCCCCGTTAAACGCTTTTTGGGGCCATCTTTGATCTCCACCAGAAATGTGTGGCCCTTGTATCCGACCAAAAGGTCAACTGGTAAGCCAATAATCCAAATGTAGGCACCAGCCGCCCGTAGTGCGCTGACCACCGCCGTTTGATTGGCGTCTACCCTTGCTGCTCTACGCATAACTCAATCTCCGTGATTTCCCGCATATATTTCCTGCATCTAGCGTCAAAGCCTTTGCCGTAGTCAGGCTCAAGGTGTGCAATTTGCTTTGTCAGCCAGACGTTAGCCCTCGGTTTGCCAAGCAGGGCTACGGTTGCAAAGTAGGACGGGACAAGCATCCTTGCCTCTGCTTTCTCTAGTTGTTCGCGGTCACTCATTTGGTATAGCTGCGAAATGCTGGTTCTGCCGGTTTCTCTTGTCCACAGGCATGTTGAGTAGCTTCTCGCAATACCAACCAAGCCCAATTGCATTTAGTGCAAACCCAGTATGGCTTTTTACTTGGGCAAGTGTTTATTTGTTTGAGCATGTCATTCCCCGTATGTTGCATCGTAATATTGCAAAAGGTCACATTCAGAGTCACCGTCTAACTTTAATTGCTTAACAGCACGACAAACAATTGACCTTGCATCTTCAGGCATCGCCGCTTGCAGTGCAGCAATTAATCTGTTAGTCCGATTGCGTTCAGTAGAAGCATCTTCCACTTTTGCTATAACTTCTTTATCAAGCGCGGCAATTGTTTCATCCAATTGATTGACAAGTGTTTCTAATGCTCTGATTTCAATAGATTTATTCATTTTGTGTTACTCATAGTTAGTTGGTGCTTCGCCTGCGTTGCCCGTAAATTGCCCCGAGTCTTTGTGCAGCCATAGGCCAATTGAGGGTTCTCCGTCTCCGCTGCCCTCAAAATGGCGTTGCTTTCGGCAAAACAGGATCAAATCTGGCTCTGATTGTTTTTTACCAAACTGTCCAGCGGTGCGCTTGTCGTCTTCTTTAGGCTTGTTGCGCCAGACCATAAACAGGTTATCAACCTGGTCGGTAATGCTGCCGCTGCCCTTGGTATCATGTTTGTCGGGTATCTGCGCTTCGTTGTTTGGCTTTTTAAGATGGTGGACTAGGTGAATGTGAATCTGCAAGTCTTTGGCTATCGCAAACAGTTCGCCCACCAGCCGCTTCTGGCCGTTCATATCGTCCTCGTCGCCCACCACTTTCATCAGGCTATCAATAAAAATGTGCTTAATGCCCAATTCTTTCGCGCAGTACCTAGCCATGCCAATCACGGTTTCGGGGTTCGTCACGCCCATTTGGTCATAAATCCACAGGCGTTTATCGCTCCAGGCGCCAAAGTCGTCAAACATTTGGTCTAGTGCTTCATAGCCTTGGTCGGTCTGGTATTCCGGTGTGTAAGGGTTGGTTCCGATAAACATCCTGCTCATCAGTCGGATTGTCTCCAGTGGCTTCATTTCAAAGGATGCCATGCAAACCCGTTCGCCCTGGTGCATCAGGTGCATTGCTATCTGGGCGGTGATTTGGCTTTTGCCGTGGCCATTCTGCCCAGCCCAGACCGTCATTTCACCAGGTCGAAAGTAAAACGAGTCAAAGGACTTCATCCACGGCATAAACAGCTTGCGCTCGTTCGCCATTGTTCGCATCCGTTCCTTAATGGACGGAATGTAGTCAGCCGCAGGCCGTACTTTTTGCTTGTTATCAGTTTCTCGCAGGTACTTCAAAAAATCAATTGTGTCGGGAATTAGTTCAGCCATAATAAATTTCCACCCATCCTGTTTTTGCTACTTCACCACGCATTTCTGTGTGGCTTGCCGCTACAAACTTTGCCCCTGCCGCTTTGCAGGCGTTAAACAGGCGTTTTGCGCGATCTTCTGTGTGGCTGGTGATGCTCACCCTCATGTTGACCAGAAATCGCAAATCGAGGCCTTCTATGGCTTCCTTGTGGACACAAACTGTTGGCGTGTCTCCATATGTCTCCCAGTTGGTCAATGGGCTGGGAAAGTTAAAGTCGTCCAAGCTAATCATTGCAGGTGCTAGACCTTGCTGGCGCATTTTGATGATTCCTTCGTGGCCTTTCATATCACCCCCGCCATTACGTTTGATTGACCAAAGGGCGCATTTTTGCTTGTCACCCATTCAGCATTGAAAGATTGCCAGTTGCGAACTACCGTTTCTTTCAACGCATCTTCCAATGACCATCCTGCTTTTTTTGCTTGTTCAGCAATGCCTTTTATGACCAATGAAGTAACTGATGCTTTCTTTGCTTTACGGTGCTTGGTAAATTCCTGCCAAACCTCTTGTGACACGCCGTCAGGCGGTGCAACTTCAATCGCTGTCTTTTTGTGTTTTGTGTTCTGTGTCTTGGGTACTGTGTCTTGTGTAGCATTGCTATCGGATTGCAAACGTAATGCGTTCGCATCCCAACGAATCTTTGCGCTTTCACTTGCTTTGCGGCTTTTCTCACCGGCTTTGGCTACTTCCTTAAGAACCCTCTCAGAAATCCAACCGTAATCCATGCAAATGAAGAACTCTTGCAATACGATTGCAATGCTTTCGCAATGCGTTCGCATACGAATGTTGCGAGCAACTTCATCAATGTTTAACGGAATCGGCTTTTCGTGAAGGTATATCCAGTCAAGAAGTCGGCGGTAAACCAAATCTTCTATGTCTGACAGATGCGCGGTGTGGGACTGATAGTCCCCAATGTTGAACTGGTAATAGTACATTTTTGACCTTACTTCATTGGCCTGCTTCACTAAAAAAGAACATCGGCAGGAGGGTGAAGAATCCTCTTTTCGTCCGCTAAGACTAGCCGTGCTCAAATATTACGCTTCTTTTTCTGCTTTCGCAATAGCTTTTGCAAACTTTATCCGCATCACCGTTTCCCAGCCTCGAGGCACTACGCCCCGCTTGCGCCAGTTGGAGATGACGTTCTGTTTTAGGTCAAGGATGTACGCTAGGCGACCAACGCCACCAGCCGATGCAACTGCGATTTCAAGAATTTCCATGCGGCGCACTATATCACAAATGTGTAGTCGGACATTAGGGAAAGTACCTAGAAAAAAAGTTAAAAAAGACCTTGAGCAATGTCACAAATGTGATGTAAGATAGCGCCATGCCCTGAACTTCTCGGGGTCTTTTTAGGAGTCAGAAATGACAGATTTTCAAGTTATCGCTTCCGTAATTCGTTACCTTAAAGCTGAGGCAGGCGCAGTCTCAGCAAACGTGCATTTGCCAAGTGGCAAAAACGTAGTTGTCTACGTTGATGGTCGAGTCCAATACTAAACCCACGGGGCTACGGCCCCATCAGGAGAACATCATGGAAGAAGGAATCACAATCATGGCAGAAGATGAAACGCGCATCAACGTAGACGCTTGGGACACTTACGGCGAACCATTTAAGGTTTGGCTAAACATCGCCGTGCCAAGGGCATCCTGCAGCGCAGTGTTGACCTTTGGTCAAGCAAGGCAGATTGCAGCAGCCCTGCTCGCATTTGCGGAGGCAGCATGAAACTTGCCGACATTGCCCTTGCTACCGCTATTGGCCTTGGCCTAGCCTACGCTCTTGTTTACGGGTGGCCGCTATGAAATGTCTTGCCCCACCTTGCCCATCAGGAATGGCCGAGTTCAACATCTTTATCGAGGGTGTTTGGCTTGTGTGCCATTTTGAGTACGAACCGGCAGAACGCGCATCGCCCTGTGAACCGGCAATTGACCAGGTGCTGATTTTGTCATCTGCTTACGTCGAAGGCATAGACATTGCCCACCTGCTCCTGGAAAGCATTGCAATAGAAATCACCAACCTTGCCCAATTGGAACTGGAGAACCAAGAATGCACATACTAAGGCTTTACATCATGTACCGGCGGTCTGGCTGGACAGTCTGGAATTCACTCAAACAAATCTTGAAAGCAATCAAATGAAAAACATAGCCACCGCTTTTATCAAGGCAAAACGCGCTTTTGGCCCAGTGCTAAAGGTATCCAGCAACCCGCATTTCAAGAGCAAGTTTGCCCCGCTGGATGTGTGCCTCGAGGCTGTTGATGCAGCTTGCCTAGACAACGGGATTGCAGTCTATCAAGAGACATTTTTAGACGACACAGGCATTACCGTGGAAACGGTGTTCCTGCATGAATCAGGCGAATCCCTGCGGTGCGGTAAGTTGCACGTTCCTGCAGCCAAACAAGACCCACAGGGCTACGGCTCGGCATTAACCTATGCGCGGCGCTACAGCCTGCTTACAGCCTGCGGTATCGCTCCAGAAGATGATGATGGCAACGCCGCCAGCAAACCAATCAAATCAACCGAGGCCACAATCAAAGCATTGTTTGCTGATATTAATGACGCATCAACCAGAGAGGAACTCCAAGACGCTTACTATAACGCCATGAAAACGGTAGGCAATGACCAAGCAGCCAAAGACGCAATCATCAAAGCTAAAGACGCAAAGAAAGCAACACTATGAAACTTACTATACGGGCCTCGGGCCTCTCCGCAATCATGACCGACGGTAAAGGTAAAGACGAACTTTCTGTTGGTGCAAAAACCTACATCACCAAAGCAGCCAAGGAATTTATCTACGGATACGACGAAAAAGTCGCCAACAAATACATGGACAAAGGTATCCGCTGCGAGGAGGAATCCATAGCCTTGTACAACAGCGTAATGTTGACCAGCTACGACAAAAACACTGAGCGCCGCGAGAACGAATGGATTACTGGAGAGGCTGACATTGTGGCAACGCACAAAATCATTGATATTAAAACGTCCTGGTGCGTAACCACTTTCCCCGCGTTGTCTGAACTGGGCGAGGATAAAGGCTACGAATGGCAATTACGGGCTTACATGATGCTGTGGGACAAACCTTACGCTGAGATAGCTTATTGCCTTGTAAACACGCCAGATGACCTGATCGGATGGGAAGCACCAAGCCTGCACCTAGTTGACCACATTCCACGGGATTTGCGCGTTACCGTTGTCCATTATGAAAGGGATGCTGAACTAGAAAACAAAATTAAAGTCAAAGTTGCTGCGGCTCGGGAATACTACACCCAAGTTATCCACCAAATCACTAACCAACACATTTACTAATCATGGCTATCACAAAAGAAATCACCGCAATCATTGGCACTTACACAAACAAAGATGGGCAGGAAAAAAAGCGTTACCAGCGCATAGGCTCAATCATTAACACCAGGAATGGAGAAATGATAAAGCTGGACGTTATCCCGTTAAAAGAAGGCGGCTGGGACGGTTGGGCGTACTTAAATGACCCGCAACCAAAGGAAAAGTTCGTAGGGTTACCGCAAGACAATCCAGAAGATTTGCCATTTTAATTTCGGGGGGAAAGCGGATGCTATGTGAACTGCGTAGCGGAACACCAATGCAGCGAGTACCCCCATCTTTTAAGGATTTGTATGAACAACGAGATAGACGATTATCCATTGTGGCTAGTGTTTGCCGCTGGTATATGGACACTGCTTACCCTATTGGGCATTTTTAGCTTTGGCATGATGTTGTTGGGCTACTGGTGGTTTAAGACTGTGCCATGATTAAAAACATATTAAAAGGAGTGCATTTGTTATGACTGGATTTAACAGCAAACGCCAAGCAGCTTGGAATAAATTTGCTGACCCGTGGCAGGGAATAGCCAAATGGAAAGACCCAGAGTTAGACCCCATTGATACGGCACAGCCGGTAGCCTGGCAATGGCTTGATTCGGGAAACTTTCGGAAAAAGATTCCTAAAAACTCCAATGTTTTAGAGTGGAATCCGCTTTACGCCAAGCCGCCAGCAAAGGAGAAAAACAATGGCCCGACCACTTGAATCAGACTACACGTCGCAGGTTGCATACACCCGTGCATTAGAGGCGTACTGCGATACCTTGGCACAGTCAGAGCAGGAGCCGGTGGCGTGGCAGTTTATGAACGGATCAAACTTTCGGAAGCGCAAACCAAACGATTTTACTGATTTAGATTCTGACGGATTGCCGTATTGGAATCCGCTTTACGCAAAGTCACCACAGCGCCCGTGGGTAGGGCTGACAGAGGAAGAAGCGGCTGAATGCTGGACAACAAGCGCAGAACAGACGTGGAAAAACTTTGAAGCCAAGTTAAAGGAGAAGAACACATGACTAAAGAAGCAATGAAGCTGGCGCTTGAGGCGTTGGAAAGCGTTTTGGATGATTCTTCCAACGTGCGGGATGCGTCTATCTCAGGCGGCCTGTACGAGGTTTTTCAATGCCGAAATGCCATCACCGCCATCAAAGAAGCCCTAGCACAGCCACAAGAGCCCCGCAACTTCTGCCCCCGCTGCGGTAAACGCCGTGGAGGGGACGTTAACTACATCCATACCTGCACGCCACCTGAAGGAGGACACCAATGACCGACCGAGACAAAGAGCTTTTAGAACAGGCTGGAGTTGGTGATAACTGGAATAAGGCAGACTGGTACAGCATGAGCCCAAAGATGATTGAAGCCTTTGCCGACCTCATCCGTGCCGACGAGCGTGAGAACTTTGTTGCATTTATCCAAGAGTATCCGCATTGGCTAGGTGACAACGCAAAGCAAGAAATCATTGCAGCAATCAGAGCAAGGGGTGAACAATGAGAGTACGAAACTGGGCAGAGGAAAGAAAAGCAAGGGAACTGCGAAAGCTGCTTAATGAGGTTGACCCCACGCGCACTATACCTTCCACGCCTTCACCGGCCATGAACCTTTGGGAGCGCCCCACTTACAAGCCCGAGCAGATGTCTGCCGTGCGGCTAGGGGCTGACAATAATCAACGTTACAAAAGCAGGGGAATATGATGATGCGCCACCCTACCAACAACAAGCCAATATTAAACGCGCCGCTTTGCGTTGATGACTTTGGAACCTTGGTTTTCCAGTGTCAATACACAGAAACGCCCGTATGGATTGATAAAGCTATTTTCCTTGGGCCATGCGTTTCGCAGGTAAATGGCACTTATGTTTGCAGTCCTAACGCCCACAAAGCGTTTAAAGAGTCAAAACAAATTTTTGATGAATGCGAGGCCAATTGCAACACCTGCAAGCGTCTTGTGCGAAGTAAACACCCTCCGCGCAAAGATCAACAACTGGTCGGCAGTTGCCACAAACGTGTTGAGTTTTTGTTTCACCCAGAAGATTACATGGGCATGTCTTGTTATGAATCACGATCTACCTAACTTTGCCGCTTGGTCAAACAAGAACTTGGCCGATTTTGCTGTGGAAGCGTACCTAAAAATGCAAGAGCAGCAGGACTACATCATGCAGCTTCAGGGCGACTTCAAGGACGCTATGGTCGAGTTACGCAAACTGACGGGTTCCCTGCCGGTCGATAATAAGAGCCTGCCTGCGGGGAAGTAATCCAACGGCGCTAGGGACACTGATATGCGTCCAAGAATCAAATTCGCGGATGATCTGGTCGTAGGGTAGCTGCGCGGCCATCAAAGCCCGTACTACTTGATCGGGGGTCATTCCTGGCACCCTAATGTCAGCCGCGCAACCTATGCGGTGCTGAGAAGTGTCTTTGGAACCAACGGCGTCGTTGACCGCTTTAGAGCGAAACGCAGAGTTGACCATGATGGGTTTACCTATAAGCACCACCTTGACCAACTCCAAAAACTCTGCAAGGCGCTGGAGGTTGGCTTTCTCTTGGTCATTGGGTGTGTTGTCCAGTGTTCGGTGGTCGGTGTGGGTAAGTTCGGCAAGGGTGAAGTGCGGGGTCATTTCAGCAACTCTTTGCTCATAGCGTCAGTCTTGTCCTTGCTGGACTTGCTTGAGCCGTAAAAGAAGGAGATGATGGTAGCCACCGCCGTGCCAAGCAAAAATCCGAGGATGATGTTGCCAAAGTCTTTTCCGCTGGCAGGCACCGTGCCAAAGGTAATTGCGAAAAAGTAAGCCATCGAGCCAACGCTCCAGAACCACGCAAACCAATAAATAAAATGTTTAGCAAACAGATCGTCTTGAGTTAAGGCAGTTTCTTGCATATGCCGTGCGCTGTCGCGATCTGCGTTCTCCAACTCAAACTGTTTGAGGTCTAGTTCAGCCAGCTTTTGCGCTGCCTCTGGGTCACCGGCAATGGCCTTTGCCACGGCCTCAACGCTATCCTCAACACCGAATTTACTGGCAATAGCAGACACCGCAAAGCCACCCAGAGGGCCGGAAACAGCAGTAGCCACGGCAGGGGCAATGCCCTTAAGCAAATTGAGTAAAGTTTCCATCAGTGTCTCCCCATAAAGTCAACGTATTCCATCGTGCCCCATGCGACCAAGGTAATCAGTAAAGCACAGGCTATGGCTAACAGCACCATCGTAATTGATTCTTCAATCTCTTGGCGTTTTTTTGCTTTAGCTTTCTGCATTGCAATTTCTTCAGACTTGCGCTTGGCGACAATGTCGTTGCGCTCTTGAATCATTGCGTAGTACAGCGGCGCGTTGCCAGACCAGATAAGCATATCCTTGAGTTCGTTTTCAGCGTCGTTCAGTTCTTTTAGGTGCATGACCGTCTGCATGGCCTTGGCGGTATCTGACTGTGCAAAAGACTTTGGCTCTGCTGCTATTTTTGCAATCTGGTCTTTTGCGTCGAAGAATTTCATCATGTCATGGACAATGCCATTAACATCTTTCCCCGCTTGGATAACGGCCTTTGCCCCTGCTATTGCGGCTTGCGCAGTCGCAAATAGTGTGAATGGGTCAAGCATAGTTAAGACCCTTTGCCGAGCCAGTGACTTAGGTATCCAATAGTGCTAGACAAAGCCGAAATAACCATCATGCCAACCCAAAACCCACCGCGGCCTTTATTTGCTAGGGCAACCAGCGTTTCAATTGAGGCTTCCAGCTTGTCAATCTTGTGTTCCATTTTGTCAAACCTGCGTTCGTAGTCCTCAACCTTTTGCCAAAGAACACCATACTTTACCAAGTCAATTTCAGGGGTAGCCATCATTTACTCAAGTCTTGAAGTTTGTTTTTGCCGGTTTGTTTGCCAATAGCCGCCGCTTTTTGAAGGTCTGCTTGCGCTTTCAATGCCTCCCTAGATGCTGCTTTTGCCGCCATTCTTTCGGATGCCTTTACGCCAGCTTGACCGCCAACAAAAGCGCCTAAAGCCGCCCCTGGTGCCTCTCCAACAAACCCACCTATTGCCGCGCCTGCACCAGTACCCAGCTTGCCTAAATTGCCCTCAATCATACCGATACGCCTAGCTTGCAAAGCTGCGCCTTCATAGCCGTGAATGCCAGGCATTAGGTGTCCCGCATAATTTAAAACATGGAATTTACGCACTTCATCAGGAGGGAAGGTTTCCAGTATTTTTTCGCCTACAATTGAATTCATTACCTCATTTGCGCTGTTCTGATTCCATTCGCCCATTTTTGATGCGCCAGCGCTTTGCACTTCACGGGCTAATGCGCCATCAATTTCGGCTAATGCTGCGGTTGCTGCTTGACGCAATTCTTGCGGGACGGGCGGAATTCCTTCCGGTGCATTTCTAACGCGCCCCTGTGATAATTCGCTTAAAGTGTCCCGAACGTGCCGCCATTGGTCTTTAGGCAAATTGTTTAACTTTGTTGGTATTTTTTCCAATGGCGTGGACGATGTAACAACACCATTTGCATCCATTTCACCAAACAAAGTTTTTATTCCTTTAGAACCAAAAATTGTTTTTTCTAATTTATGAATGTTGTCGCCAAGTTTGTAAAGCGCAGGGTCAGCCACCGCAGCTATGTCTTGGTCAATAGCGCCATTTATATCTCTAATAAAACTTGCTCGATCTCTATTCCAAATTTTAGGACTGTTTAAAATTTTACGAACATGGTCATAAGAAGCAACTGATTTAGGTTCAAGAATTGTTCCATCGCGCATCTTAAAACCCGTTGTTCTTGCCAAATCAATTAATTCTTTTGCGCCTTCTAATAATTGTTTTTGACCAGCAGCTTTAAATGTTGAAATTTCAAGCGGGTCATTAACAAATTTGTCCAAATGTGTTGTTTCAATTTTATTGTTACCCATTTTTTCAAATGCGGAGTTATAAATTTGTTTTTTACCTTGGTTTAAATATCCCATCATGCTTGTAGGCGTTTCATCCATAGGCGATTGACCATGAAACACATCATTGATGGTTGTTCCACGTTGTTCGTCATTGATAAGCCTAGTGGATGCGCCGGTAGCGTTTACACGATCTTTAGCGTACTTAGACAGTGCAGCTTGTTCATTAGCAATCTTTTGCTTGTACACATCACCTTCAGGCGTTCCCAGCTTTGCTTTTGTGTATTCGGTGCGTAGAGTATTTTCGTTGCCAGTTACAACGCCTGGACGAACTCCGCCTTCTGGTGCAACCTCTTGCACAATTTGTGAGCGTAATTGTTGTTCAGAAACAGGAACATCATTCGGGGTCTTGGATAGCTTAACTTGCGGAAATTGACCACGCACCGTTTCTTCACCAGTAATTTGTCCCGCGTAAGGATTGTTAGCGGCTGCGGCTGCTCCTGCGCTACCTTCTGGGGCTTGTTTAGCCGCAAATTGGGCTTGCGCTTGCTCTTTGGTAAGTGGCTTGACCATTTCTAGTTCAGCAGCGGCTTGTTTAATCGGTGTGGCTATTGCTTGACCGGCTTGCTTAACAACGGGAGCAACTTCCTTGATTGCTTGAGGAATAGCGGTAGAGCCAATAACAACCATGTTGCGAATGTCGGCAGCAGGAACGCCAGTCTTTTCTGAAATCTGCTCTGGTGTCATGCCCAACACGTTAAACATCTTGTTTACTTGTTCAGCAATGGGTTGCGTAATGCCGCCTAATGGCTGTTGGTACGTTTCCTTGCCTGTAATACCCAAGTATTTACCTACTGGTTTTTCAACGCTTGTAGCTGCTGCTTGCCCTGTTTGCGCGGCTTGTTCTGGCGTTTGTGCTGTTCTTGCCAAGCCTTGTATAACAGCACCATAAGTAGCAGGCACGATGCCATACAAGGTGTCAAGTGCACCGGCTGTTCTTTCGCCCAGATTCTGTTTAGCTTGCAAATACTTGTTTGCTATACCGGCAACCTTTGCCGCAACTGGCCCCACAGTTGGCCTTGGTACATAAGCACCCATAGTGCCTTCTGCCGTTCCTGTGGTCATTTCAGGGGATTGAATAGGCTGGGCAACGGTTACAGGCTTACCTGAGAAAAACGCTTCCAGTGGGTCGACAGTTGGTGTTTGAGTTGGCTGAGTTGCTTGCGCTGCAGGTTGTACCGCCGTGCCGTGACGTTGCAACTCTGACTGAATGCTTTTTATGTCAGCCAATGTTCTTTTATGAGACGGTGAACCAGGAACATAGTCTGGCAAAGACGATTGCATTTGAGACAAAGAATCTTGCAAGTCTTTTACACCTGCCATTTCCTGTGCAGTCGGGTCGCCGCTTTTTTTAGATGGCTTTGGCGGTGCTGCACCGCCAAGGAATTGTTCTAAAGCATCCATTTACAACCTCCCTGTTTCGGACAGTTTTTTAATGTTCTGATATTTCTTTAGAAAATCTTGGTATTGATTAGGATTAGGAAACAATCTATTTAATTCTGTTTTTTGTTTAACAGGATCAGTTAAATCCCGCATGATATTCATGGCTTCAAAAATCTTATTTTCAGAATTGGCGTTCCATGCTTGTTGATAAGCCTTCATGTTGTTGTCGCCATATTTTTGTGCAAATTGCTGTGCGCCGTTAGCTTGCATATCCAATTCGGTTTGACCAGCCTGAACCCTACGGGCAATTTCAATCAATATTTTAGGAGGTACTTTAATTGTTCCATTAGCTACCGCAGCCATGTCTAAACCAGCCACAGTACCACCAACTGACCCCATAGCTTTGGAGTTTGTAATAGCCATGTTTGCCAAGTCTTTAGCAAGCAAATCGTATTGGTCACTTTTTAAAGCAGATAGAATTTTTTGTTCAAATTGTCCAGGAATGCCGCCTTCTGGAAAATACAATTTCTCATTAATTCCGGTAGCTTGTTTAATTACCTCTTGAACGTTGCGGCGACCTTGGCTTAAACCCATTTGACCGTTAACAAGGTTATTTCGGTACTCAGCGCCAGCGGCTTGATCTTTAGCTTCCGTAGGTTCTGGCATATAGGGCTGCGCTGCGCTACGGACGGGGTAAGGTACACGCATACCAGGGGCAATTTCAGTACCAGCAGAAACTGGGCCAGAGGCAGTAGAACCTTGCAAACCTCCAGGAATGCCAATTTCAACTTTTTGAGTTCCAAGCCCAGGAGTTACTTTAACAGTTTGACCTAAAGCATTAACCGTGGTTTGTGTTTGGTAAGTACCTAATTGCGCTGCTTGATCTAATCCAGCAACATGACGTTTAATAAAGTATTCACGTAAAGCAGCAGGATTTTTTTCAGCAACATCCATATATGGTTGCATTAAATTAATGGCTTGATCTTCTGGAATGCCTGCTGCTTTGGCTTGAGTTTTACCAAAATTTTCTACAAATTTAAATAATTGATTTTTATCAACGGCTTCAGGGTTGCTTGCAGCTTGCAAAACAATAGGGTCGTTAATTGCACCTACATAGCCACTAGAAATTATTTGCGCCTTCTTTTGAGCCAAAGCTAATTTAGCGGAGTCGGCTCCTGTTGCAGCAGTTTCAGCCTCAGAACCGGCCCTGGCAATGGTTGGTGCTAACGTGCCTTCTGCCGCTGTTGTTGCCGCCGTTTGTTGACGCAATGCCAAAGGATTTATTTGTTGCGCTTGTTGAACGGCTAATTGTTTAGCTTGCAACTCCAAAGGGTTGACTTGTGCGGCCTGCTGATAGGCTTGCGCTCCACGGGCAATGTTCATCATGTCGCCCAGAGACGTTTGTTGGGGCGGCGTTACTGCTGGTAATGTTGGAAAAGAAAAGTCTGCCATGATTTATCCCATCATTGAAGAAGCATCTATGGGCGCACCAATACTCAAAGGATTTGCAGAGGATTGCGGTCTTAGCATGGAATATAAAAATCCTGTGTTACCAATGTTATTGCCAGCACCAGCTAGTGCATTCGCTGCATTGATCTGGCCGCCACCAAGTGCGCTTGCACCACCAATACCAAGTTGACCAATGTTTGCAGCGGTTTGAGTGCCTAAAGTTTGTGCAGAACCTTGAGCAGTTTGACCGATACCGGCAATGCCTGACAAACGGTTGAAAATGTCTGTCTGTTGATTACGGTAGTTGTTTAATGCGTCTTGGTAGCCACTCTTAGCGTAATTTTCCGCAAACATGGTTTTGGCAAGGTCAACATTGGAACCAGGGCTTGCAACATTAGCATCTTGTGCCGTAGCGCCTAAACCTTGTTGCCTCATAAACTCATAGTTTGGGGCAAGGTTAGCAGTCAAGTCAGCAGGGCCAAACGTCTTTGTAAACTGCGGCAGCATCGTATTAATTTGATTTAAAGCCCCGTAGCCAGCTTCACGATACGGCTTTTGCTGTTCGTTTAGCGTGTTAAACATTTGCATTTGTTGGGCAGCCGCTTTATCAGCCGCACTAGCTTGCAAATTAGCTGCGTTTGTAGACGCATTAGCTTGTTGATTCCCGCCAATTAAATTCAATATTGCACTACCGGCAATTGCCGTACCCGTTGGGCCTAAAAATGAAACTGCCGATGCAATCCAAGTCATACTATTCTCCAATCATTTCGTTTGCCGTTACTTTTAACTTGTTTGCAGAGTCAAAAAGTGCGGTCATATCCGGTTCAATCAATTCAGCCTCAATCTCATCAAGGTCGGTTAGATCAGTTCTGTGAATCGTAATGCCGATAGCATCAGTCACAGCCAGAGTTACCCGTTTGGTTCCAGGCTGACTTTCAATAATGTCGCCTGCTTGTAGACGTTTCATGCCGCCTTCAGTCCATGCAATTATCTCCCCTTTTGCACATAAAAAGAAGTGCGGTTTTTTGTGAACCTTGCCAACAATTAGCGTCCCAGCGGGACGAAATAGCTTTCGCATATAAATCCCAGGACTAAATTGATGCTCTGTGACCAGTTCAGCTTGTGGCATCACAACCATTTCAGACTGCAAACGCTCAATTTGGTCGCGGCTTACATGGGTTGGAAGTTCTAAATTGTTCATCCAACAATCCAAATTGTTCCGTTATCAAACACGGGGATAATCACCGCACCACCGCCAACTGGAGCCGCCCCAAATGTTGGAGCCAAAGCATCAGTCACCCATGATCTGCGCCCTTGCGTCCCTGCTGCTGGCAACGTTGCTACGGTGTAAGCTACTCCTGCGCCCGTGCCGCCATTTGCAACCGGCAATATACCGCTAACCTGAGTGGTCAGGCTGACCGCACCCCAAGTAGGTGTTCCAGCACCTGCTGAAGTCAATACTTGACCAGAAACACCAGCCGCGCTAAAAGCGTATGCCGTGCCGGTTCCATAGGGAACAGCGCCAGCAGTAGGCACAGACGTGCCGTTAGTTCCACCATTGGCAATTGCAAGCGTTCCAGCCAGCGTTACTGCACCCGTAGTTGCCGTGGAAGGGGTTAGCCCTGTAGTGCCACCAGAAAACGATAAAACGCCATTGTTGTTAATGGTGACGTTACCAGTAGCATTAGATACAGAAATGCCAGTGCCTGCAATGTTGGACAAAACACCAGTATTGGCTACTGTGATTGTTCCAGCCGCATTAATGACAGATATACCTGCGCCATAACCTAGCGTGTTGAGTGTGTAGCCGGTTCCGTTACCAATGAGCAATTGCCCGTTGGTTGGAATAGTTGATAGTCCTGTACCACCTGACGCAACACTTAAAGCAGTTGAAAGATTTGTGGTGATAAATGTTGGACTCATTAACCAAAGCAACCAAGGTTGCGTGGGCCTTCCGGTAGTCGGGTCTAGAAATGCCGAATACGGAATATTGATGTTGGTGCTTGGCATTGTTGCCATTAATTTTCCCCGACGCTGGATTTTAATTCAGCAGAGACAATCACGGCTTTCACTGGGTCACTGATAGCAACTTCAAAAATTCTGTCTCTTGCCCATCCCAAACGCCTCCAAATCGCACGGTTTGCGTACTGACCAGTTTTGCCAATAGTCACCCAGTGTTCATTTGACCAAGTAGAGCCACCGTCGTTTGACCAGCGCAACATAGCTTGGGGGTCATCGCCTTGGCCTATGCTTAAACCCACGCCTGGTTGAAATTGAATTTGGAACGAATCAAAATATTGACGTTGCAAGTCTGATGTTAAATGAGGCGCACGGCGCAAACGGCGTATAGGCGTGTCATCTTCTGTGTACACATCGTTTAATATCTTATACAGTTTGCCGTTTTCGTAATCGCCAACAATGTATTCATTGTTAAAAAAGCATCCGCAATTTGACCGATGACGTTTATAAACTGCTTCTTCGGCATCCCAAGATAACCACTTGTGCCATTGTTGAGTTGAACCATCGTAAACCCAAGTCAAACCGTATTTACCCACACTGGGGAAGGTCAGAACATACATTTCATGGCCTTCGATCTGGTAGGTATAAGCTACCGCATCGCTGGTCACATAATTGGTTATTGATTGTTCAACGGCATGGGTTGAAAACTTTTTCCATTCGTAGCCAGTCATTGCTTCAATTGTGGAGTCGCCTCGGGTATCTTTACAGACTGCCGCAAAAGACGCTCCAAACCGAGCAACAGAAAACGGCGCACCGCAGCCGCCTTGCACAGTCGTTCCAGGCACCCGAGCAAATGGGAAAGTTGTAATCCCGGCAATAGTGTTTCCTACATCAGTCCAGACCTCGGTGGTTACGTCTTTAAGTAAGTAAACTTGCCTACGGTCAACAATCAGGCTTTTAATGTTGTCAGGGAATCCATTAGCAGAGCCATATAACGCTTGAGTTGACAAACTTGAGTCCAAGTCAGTGCAAGCCCAATTGAACGTGCCTGGTTGGTTGTATATGTTATAACCGTCCACAGAATCAACAACGGTTGCACCTTTCCACGGGCCATCAGTGCTTGGCAATGTAACAAAAGTGTTGGTTAATTCAACCCATGTATATCTATTTAACCCGTCCACAATGTAAGCAGTCATGCCATTGTTAGTGACGTTATCAGATATTGATACATAGCCCGTGCTGCTTAATAACGTGCCAATTATGGTCGCGGTGTAGCTGTGGTCAACCTTATAAACAGTGGAACCGGATACCGCAATAAAGTAGTTTTGATTTGACATGGTATGTAAACCACGCACTTCGCCAGTCACAAGTTGGGCAATTTTTACCAAACCAGGAGTCGGATACATTGCAACAACACCTCGAGCGCCTGGTTGCTTTGTAGGGTCAATCTCGCAGAAGAAATTAATACATTCCTGCGCGTCCTGGTAAATAGATGGGGCTTCGTAGGAAGCGCCGACAAAACCAAAATCAGGCATTATCTGAAACCCCCGTCCATGATGAAGCCAGCATCTTTTGCCTTGCCCATCATCAACGCATCAGGATACCGTGCAACTTGTGGAGGCTTCATGTTAGTACGTTTAAGAGTAGATTTAGCCTGTGCTGCATAGCTACTAATCAAAGCAACTTGCGTCTGATTACTTTTGCCAAACATAGGCATTAAACGCTCTGCAAGACACCACCGCAGTGCCATGTTGTAACCCTGTGGCAGAGTAATCGTGTCGTTTATGGTTTGATATTGTCTAAAAATGGTCTGCGTAAATAGGTGCAATTCGCCCTGTGACGGGTTGGGGAACACATAGACCGTGCCTAGCGTTTCGGCAGGCATATAGTAGATCATCTTGGCCCAAGGGCCATTGAGTTGTTTAATGCCCAAGGATTCGTACTCCTCGAGGCTCAGAATCGCTACAGGATAGTCCAAATACCCACCGGCAATGTTACTGCCGCCCTGCGTGGTTGCAACGCGCACAAAGGCCGATTCAATCGTTAGAGGGCGTTCGTAATAGGCCCTGACAGTAGTGCTTGCCGCCGTTTGTGGAATGCTTACGGTGTAGGTTCCAGCTTCGTTGACGTTGCCACCGGCTCCAGTGCCAAAGGCCACAATGGTCGTTCCAGGGGTGATGCCCGTGCCGGACAGGGTCATACCCATCGTAATGCCGCCATAGGTAATGCTGGTGACGGTTAAGGTGTTGCCAGAAATAGAACCGACAAATGTTGCGCCTACAGACCCACCAGGGCCAAGGGTATATTGCACGGTGTTTTGTACGGTTTGGAAAATTAACTCAGTCCGATAAAAGACCATCATGTTTTCGTTAGACCACTGCGACAACATATCGTTGAGCATATCTAAACCGTCTTGCGCTTCATCAGCCGTTGGGACTTCACCGGCAGCAACCGCGCCAATGTCTTTCATAGCGCGAGTAATAATGTCAATCGGTTGAGTCATTTTTTTTCCTTAAATTGATATGACTTTATTTTTCCTGCGCGTATAAATGTAACGGCTTAGTTGTGCAAAAAAATCCCATCCGGTATTGTTTCCAGCGTTGATGTTGTTATCAGTGGAATACGCATTCCATGTAGCGCCGCCAGTAGCTGCAATGTCCTGAATGGTTAGATAGCTTACAGTGTTGGTTCCGCTTGCATTGCTGATGGTAGCTTGTGTACCAGGCGTTGTGCTTTGCAAAAACTTTTGATTTGTTCCCGTCGTAACAAAAGAACCTACGGTGCTGGTTGTGCCAGATTTAAGTTGCAAGGTGCCGTTGGTCATTGTCAGCGCACCCGTTACAGACAAAGCATCTTGACAAGCAAAAGTTCCGCCTACGCCGTCAAAAGTTATAGCATTAGAAAAAGTAAAGCTGTTAGATGTAATGGTTTTTGTTCCAGATGTAGAGGCAAAAGTAATACTGGGAGTCCCTGTCATTCCGGTTACACCACCAAAATTCCAGTTACCGTAAACAACTTGTGCCTGAACAATAGTAAAAGTTCCAGTAAACCCTACAAAACTGACGTTACGGAAAGCCGCGCCGCCACCTGAAAATGATATTAAGTCTGCGCCATTATTTACAGTAAGGCTTATTGAATAGGCTTCTGGGGTGCTAAAGAATCTTCCCATTGCAACAGCGCGAGTTTGTCCTGCCGTTCCAGGGCCAGTGGCTTCTACCGATGGGTTTGTTCCCGATACGGTCATGTTGGTAGACGTGCCAATGTTGAATATGGTTACGTTTACCCCCGTAACTACAATCTTGCCTGTACCAAAAGCTAAAGTGCGCGTGTTGCTGTTAGTTGAGGAAAACAGCCCTGTTGAAAGCGTGTACCCGTTTAAATCCAACGTACCGTTAGTTAGCGTACAAGTACGAGTAGCACCAGAAGTCAGTGCGTCTTGAAGTTGCCAAGTGCCGCCTACGCCGTTGAATGTGAATGGGTTATCAAACACAACAGCAGCCGTGGTTATGGTCTTTGTTCCTGATGTCGCAGCAAAGGTATACCCAGAAGTTCCCGCTGTACGGGTCATTCCAGTTGACGCTTTAAAGTTCCCGTAAATTGTAAGTACACTATTACCTAATAGTCCTGCGTATCCAGTCGGGTTTGTGCCGTCAGTGAAATCAAGATTACAAAATGCTCCAGCGGTAAGACTTAATCCAGCAGTACCCGCAGTAATTCTGAACGAAATACTGTTGGCCTCTGTAACGGCTGTCGGTGTAATTGTCCTTAACGAAACTGTAGTTGTAGATGTGCAAATAATCAGCGGCGTACCACTAACAGCCATTGTTGTAGCGCCAGTAAAAATCGTACCCACACTGTTCAGCGAGATCGTGTTTGTGCCAAAGGCAAGCGTGCCTGTGAAACCTGTGCAGGTTAGGGTCTGAACCACTGGGCTGATGTCTAGCGTGGCTGTGACAGTACCTGAAGCAGCGTTAAAAATTGCAGCGTCAGAGCTTCCCGGCACTGAAGCACCGGCAGGAGTGCCCGTTGCGGAAGATGACCAGCTTGCGGTGCTGTTCCAGTTTCCAGAAACACCAGCGGCCCAGTAACGGTTTGCCATGACTACTCCTCAACCGGCTCGTCAACTACAGGCGGTGGGTTGTCAATATAGTCCCTCCACTTGTCGTAGCGTGCCTGCTTCATGGCCTCAATCTGCGCGTCGGTCAGGCCGTGGTCGTCAGCTAGGTGCAGAGCGTCCGAAAAGCCGTTGATGGTGAAATCAATTTTTATCATATTTGTGCCCAAGGCAAAGATAGAGTAACAGGCTTAGATACTTTTTGAGCATCAATTGCTAACCGTAAATTTTTCTCAATTGCTTCTTTGTTGATTTTTGCATAAACCCATTCCCACACAATGTCTTGCGTAAGTTGGTCATAAGAAACAAAAGATATTGGGTTTAGTTCAAGAACTATTGTCCCTCTTAAAAAATCAAAATAAGCATTGTCCTCAACTGCATTGCAATGCCAGTTAACTTCAGACACAACATTTGTTTTTCCATCTTTTGCAATGTAAACAGGCAAGCTATCAATGCACCAATTAAATTGAATCATTTGTTACTTTCTAGTTAGGCACATCTGCTGGTGTACGGGATGCCTCAACCCAAGACGTTGTTCCGTTGTATACAAAATCAATTGTTCTGCTAAAACCATTTGCAGGGTTAGTCCATGCACTATATAAAAATGCGGCTCCCCAAGTTATTGCTCCCATTGCACCACCACTAGCGTTTCTTATCTTAATGCTAATGCGTTGACCGTCAACAGAATTAACAGGGTTTGTAATAGTAAACGCTGTACCGTTTGTTACGTTAATGTCAAATTCATTTCCCAAAAAGGCATCAATTGCAACTGAAGCCCCGTAAATTGGTATGGTACGTTTCAATGCAATGCGTTTTGTAAAAGCAGGTATTTGATACGTTGTGTTTGCATTGTCAAGCAGCACATTGCCGCCAAGATCAAGAGAAATTACAGGTGGGGCATTTGTTTCAACATACGAACTTTTTAGGCTATAAAAGGTTACTGTTGATTCGGTGTTCATGTGCAGTCGGCTGCGTTGCACTAATTGAAAAGTAGATGGCGCTGTGCTGCTGGATGAATACGGCGTAGAGATATTTGCGCTGATAAGTTCAACACCGTTGCTTGGAGTTGGTATGCTTTCATCAGCATAGTTACAAAGTATTGTGTTTGCAATTGGCGTTTGAAATGCGGCATTAATAATAGTTAACCCTGACAAACTTGTCGCCCTACCTGAATATCCGTTGTTAATGCGAATTGAATTGTTTGGACGGGTTGTATTATATTCACCAACTACATTATAAAAAGAAATTGGGAAATCAGTGCTTAAACCATCTTGAACACCAAGGCGAATATAAATCCAAGCACTTCCAGCCTTTTGCGTCATGTAAATGTTAAAGAAACTAATATGCCCAAAAGCAGCACCGCAATCTAAATATATACTGGCGCTTCCTGCTGTCCCATCTACGTTACCAATAACACCACCAATGAAGGTATTAGCGGTCATAGATGAGCCAGTTAACCCGCCAATACTAATAACAGATTCTCCTTGTGCCATATACAAACCGCCATATATTGCCGTATACGGAACAAGGTAGCAGCTTACAAAAGTGTTTTCTTCGCTTGCAATGTTGTACACACCAAAATATTGATAATATCCAGTGACTGTCATACTGATAAAAGTATGGCCTCCCGCTGATGCGGCAGAAGATCGACCTAGAATCAAACCAACTTTGGGTCTTGCTGATGTATCTGCCTCAATTGAAAGACTTTCAATGACACAAGATAAACTACCAATTAGCGACAAAGTGCATTTGCCAGTGTGGTACGCAATGATTCTTGACCCGCTTGTACTGAGTTGTCCAGGGTCTCCGTATAGCTTAATGCCACGGACGTTCTCGCATAAAATTGGGGAAAGAACTTTGTAATTACCTGATGGAAAATACAAAGATTGCCCATTACCAATAGCCAATATTGCGTTGTTTATTGGTGTGCTAACGTCAATTGATAATGTTCCGGCTTGCACATCCGCAATTTGTGCGGCGGTCATAAAATCAAAAACACTGATAGTTTGACGTAATTTAGTCTGAACTGTAGTGGCTACAGCGTTGCTTTTATTAAGTATGTAACCAATT